CTCTAGATATACGATAGATGACAAGTGAGTCTTCCATCATACTTAATTGATTAATAGGTTTAAGGGCTTTATTTAAATAGCCAACAACCTTATTACGTTCTTCATTTAACATTCCTGAGTTAACTTGAATAATAGCATCAGTATTAATACGTAACCCCTCACCATTTTGAGTCATTGAATCATCTTGATACAAATAATACTCAGCAACTTCTTTAACAAGATCAGCCCCAGTTTTAGGATCTTTAACCTTCTCAGTTTCTTTAATCTTACGAATCTTTGTAGGATCTATCTGTCTTAATTCAATTATACCAGCATCAGTCTTATTTGGATTAATAATAACATGATAGAATAAACGTCCATCAATATACCAACGTCTAAATGTGTCGTATGCTGTAGATGAGAAGTTAGTTAAATTAAGAATCCTTTGAAATTCATCTTGAATAAGCTCTTTAACTTTATCTGCTTGGTCTAGGTTATCAAGGTTTAGCTTAGCGATAACACCATTCTCATCTGTAATTGCTTCATTACATATATCTTCAATAGCCATATCTACTTCAGGATATGCAGCCATCGATCGATATTTCATGATTAGATCTTTATCGGATTGATACTTATCTCCACTAAGATCCATGTATTGACCAAAATAACCACCTGTTGGTGATATCTCATATGCACCATCCTCGTTATCTGGGGTAAACGATACTGGTTTTTTGTTTTGCTCTATTGATTTTCTTTTAAATTCAAAACCAAATAGTGATCTGCTTTCTGCCATAAAATTTTATTCCTTATACACTCTTTCTTAAATATTATTTATAACACTTAAGAAAGAGTGCCCGAAGGCACTCCTTATGTTATATCGATGATTTACGTTGTTGTATTAGACTCCCAATACTGTATTTGTAACTCAACCTCAAACTCTTCGATAACGTTCTCTGAGCCATAGTCAAGCTCGATCGGTCCTAAAGTTGTAGGAAAAGTTCCTCTGATATCATAACTCTTTAGTACTGTACCATCTTTATCAAGTTGATCAACAATCATATCAGCCATATAAGAAGTAGGATCTGTTAATCCAGTATTTCTTTTATGCTCGTTAATCTCGTTCATCCACTCTTCATATTTGTTACGTACACCAAAGTCAGTATCATTTATTACAGTAATACTCCAAGGATCAAATGTTCTATCACCAGCTATTTGCAATTTACGACCCCTAAAAGGAACCTCAATTGGTGCAATAGTGCTACCTGGCAATGAAGCCATTTTACACATATAACTAGCTTTAGTTTGTCCAGCCCCAGTCAAGTTGCTTGCTCTGCCAGTTATACCAGCTGGAAAGTTCATAGTGACCTGGAATAGATTAGGTCTTGCTCCGCCGCCCTGTAATTGGGCTTTTATATCATCTACGCCTAAAATCGCCATGATTAATTACCTCCTGCAATTTCACTAAACTCAACACCAGTTCTCGTGGCAATAAAGTTTAATGTTATAAAGTTAATAGATCTTGCAGGTTTGACATAAATATCAGCAACAAACTTATTGCTATCTATAATGTTACCAGTGTTATTAGTACCATCACAAACAACCTTAAAGTCTGTAATACCTCTTCTTCCCTGAACATCTCTCAAAAATGGCTCAACCATATTTCTAAATTGAGCTCTCGTAAATTCATCATTAAATTCGAATAATGATGCTTTCGACGCTGTAGATACTGCTTTCTCAAGAACAATAAACAATCTACGAACATTGATTCTATCAAATGCACTTGCTTTAGATTGTATTGTTTTGTCACCAAATAACACTGTACCTTGACCAGGGAAAGTTACAATCGGGTTTACACCTGTCCTATATAACTCATCTCTATCCGCTTGGTTAGGGTTCCATGCTAGTTTAGTAACATTTCGAACATTACCTCTCGTGAATCCAGCTGGTGAGAACCATGCATCTGCAGTTAAATCCGCATTTGCTGCTAGTCCTGCCATAGATCCAGCTGCACATATCCAACGATAAACATCATTGTACTTATCGTAAACATATAGAGAACTTGAATCTGCAAAGCCGTAAGACGTTGAAGTTAAATTTGTTCTCCATGCTGCTACCGGAGTAAGCGGTACTGCTACGCCAACCGTTGCCGCTCTTTCAGGAGAGACAAAACCCACTGCATCTTTTCTTGCTGCACATAGTGCAGTTATATAATTACTTAATGTTCTTGTCTCAGTATTGCTTAATCCTGAGTTTGCTTGGAACACTAAACTTAAATCAACTGTTTCTGCATCAGCAAATTTATTATACATAGCAGTAGTTTCACCTAAAGTTAACGCATTATCATCTACTCCACCAGACAGATTAGAAAAGAATACATTCACTCTTGTAAATGCATTACCTGCTGCTGATTCTCCTGCATCTGTTAATGCTTTTCCACTTGCTGCTGAGTGATTTCCGATACGAATCCATTTTGATCTTGCATTAATATGATCTTTATAGTATAGAGTTGTACCGTCTTCTGCTTTAACATCATTAGCTTGACTTAAGTGTTGAAAAGATTCAAGAACTGAACCAGCTGTTCCTGTTATAGCACCAGTAAAATCTCTAACTACGATATGAATTTCATCATTTGAACCACCTACTGCAGCGGCTCCAGCTGATGTGCCAGGAGCACTATCAGTCCATAATTTCCAACTTGCGTTAGCTGTCCAAGATGATGGATCAGTTGCAACTTCTACAGTTAACGCCGTACCTATAACACCAGGATGACGGGCCATAACCCAATCTCCAGCTGCAATTGTTAATGTATCAAAGTGGCTATCATTTTTTGCTAAAATTCCAGTACCTGACGCTGTCGCGTTACGTGCTGATGTTCCTACAGCTCTGACAACTTTTAGCGCGTTGCCATAACTTAAAAATTGGGCTGCCGACAGAACGCTTTCAAACGTATCTGCATTTGGTTTTCCAAACTGATCTACTAATTCCGTTTCGCTAGTTACAGTAGTTATCTCTTCGCATGGGCCCCACTGGAATGCTCCAGCCATAGCTCCAATTGTTGATGATACCGACGGTACGACATTAGTCAAATCAATTTCTTTTACCTGTACGCCAGGTGAGTATAGATCTGCCATATTTATTCCTTTGTCATGTTATTTATAAGATTTATCATAATACGAATTTTCTCAATATACTTATTTATACTTATTAAGGTTTATAGGTTTGCCACCCAGGCCCGAACGGATGATTGCCTTCTTCATGCTGAGGCATATGCCCTACAGGTATGACTTCATCTTCTAATTGCTGTACTTTTTGTTTATATAACAATGTTTTCATATTAATATCGGTTGATTCTGCAAAGAATGGTGTGGATGTGAACCATCCAAACATCACTAAATTCATCATAAGATCATCATGTGAGTTAGAATCTGCTTGGTATGAAGATCCTTTTGCTACAAATGTCGACATTTCTCGAATTGTTTCTTCATCTTTTATTATTAACTTCTTCTGTGACATAATATCACGAAGGTTAGAACATCCAATCCTTTTAACTTTACTTGTCATAGTAACACCGATTGCATTTGCTTTCACCATAGATTCTACGAATACGTTCTCATATTCTAAATCATAATATAAACCATTACATACAACTTGTCCTGCATCGTTTGATTCAACTACAACATGAGCTTCGTTATAGTGTGTAGCATACTTGTATAACAGGTCAGGAAATAATAAAGGGCTTATCATATTATCACGGTATGTACATACCTGTGCAAAGGGGTTACATGATATATCTATAATTGTAAATGTTGAATAATCTTGACCTCTTCCACGAGATACATCGACAAACATGATATAATTATGACCTTCTTGAGGGTGGTCAAAGATCTTTACATTGTTATAGTATTCCTGTGGCTCTGCAGATCTTAACGCTAATAATATATCAGCAGATATTAATGTGTTTCCTGTACCGTGAAAACTATTGCCGAATTCCTGGTCAAACTGGAGTTCGGATGTATTCTCTATTGTCATCTTCTTCCAATCTTCATCTCTTCCTGGTACATCCCACCAGTCTACACGAGTTGGTGTAAATTCATTTGTTCCTTGCACAGCACCTTCATATAGTTTATGGTACATATTACCAATACCATTGGCTGTAGATGTGATAATAATCTTAGATGTTTTACCAGATGAGATAACTGGATATGTTGATGTATAAAATTCTGCAGCGTTATCTACAAATGCAAACTCATCGAGGTAAACAAGATTAAGTGACATACCACGAATAGAGCTTGATGATGTGGCTGCAGCAATGATTCTACTATTATTTGAGAAGCCTATAGACTTTTTATTAAGTGCAGTACACCCTGGTTGTAGAAAGAATGGTAGG